TGCTCGGGCGTCCGGCAGATGCGGCTGGACTGCAATTCTTCCTCAACTCGGGCGCATCGATGGCTGACATCGCATCGTCACTCAAGGATAGCGGCGAGTACAAGAAACTGCACCCGTTCGCGATCGGTACGAACTTTGTGCCCGAGACGATGCCTGCGCTCGTGCATGAGGGCGAGCGGATCATCCCGGCGGCTGACAACCGCGCGCTGATGGCAAGGCTGTCCAGCCCATCGAGCAACAACGATGCGCTGGCGGCAGAAATCAAAGCGCTGCGCGAGACGGTGGCTAAGCAGCAGACGGCGCTCGACAAAATCGCTAAAAATACGGGGGATCACAAAGACATGTTCGAAACCGCAACCGCCGGCGGCGGTCCACTGCTCGTGGAGATCGCGCAATGACGCTCAGTGTTCTTGCGCCTATCGCGATCACCACGGCGATGCTCACCAGTAGCACGGTGGCAGAGAATGACTACCCCGCATGGGCCAGTGGCACGACCTATGCGCTGAACGCATTCTGTATCAGCCCTGTCACGCATCGCGTCTACCAAAGCCTCATGGACGGTAACGTGGGGCATGACCCGACTGACCCGAACAATCAGTTCGGCACGCCCGCGTACTGGCTCGACTACGGCCCGACGAATCAGTGGGCCATGTTCGACAACGAGGCGAGCACACAAACCACTTCAGCATCGCCGCTGACGGTCACGCTGAGGCCCGGTGTTTTCACTGACTTCTACCTTGCTGGGCTCAGCGCGACAACGACTACCATCACGGTCAAGGATGCGCCCGGCGGGAACGTGATTTTCAACCAGACGTACACGCTTGAGAGCAGTAAGCCGGCCGATTACTACAACTACTTCTTCGACCCATTCAAGCCGCTGACCGATCTGCTGGTAAGCGGCATTGATCCCTACGGTCTTGCCGAAGTTACCTACTCCATTTCCAACGGAACGGGCGCGGTGAAGTGCGGCATGGTGGCAATCGGTACTGTCAAGCCGCTCGGCGCCACGCAATACGGCGCGAAGGCGAAGCCGAAGACGTACAGCTACATCAAGACCGACGACTTCGGTAACACCAAGATCGTCCGCCGTAAGCGCGCCACCGACATGACCGCGACATCGTGGATAGCCCTGTCCGAAGCAAACGACGTGCTCCAGACGATTCGCGATCTGCTTGATGTGCCGGCTGTATGGATTGGCGTCGATTTACCGGAGTACGGAGGGCTGCGCTGCTTCGGTTTAGGCAGCGCTGAGCTTTCGTACGACCAACCCGATTACTGCCAACTTTCTCTTACCGTTCAAGGACTCATCTGATGGCACTTCTTACACCGCCACCCGCCGCGCCGCAGAGGGGTGACAGCACGACCTTTTCCAGCCGTGTCGACGCCTTCATCACCTGGCTCATCACCTTCGTCAGCCAGATGCTCGCCCTAGTCTCGTCGCTGAACACGCTGGCTGCCGGCGGCGCCTACTCGATCCCCTACGTGGTCGACCTGTCGTCGACCGCCGACGGCGACCCGACCGCCGGCCTGCTGCGCTTCAACTCCGCGACGCAGAATGCGGCAACCACGATTTACCTGGACCTGCTCGGCTCGGACGGCATCGATTACACCAGCATCATCGATACATTCGATGCCTCGACCAACCCCGTAAAGGGCTCGATCCGTCTCGTGAAGATGGGCGATCCGACGAAGTTCCTCACGTTCAGTGTCACAGCCCGCACTACAGCGACGGGCTACCGCAAGCTGACGCTGGTGAATACAGGCGGAAGCAGCGCCTCGCCGTTCGCAGCAGGCGATGGCGTCGTGCTGCATTTCACGCGCGCCGGCGACAAGGGCGACCCCGGTACGCTCACGCAAGTGCTGTGGGTGCGTGATGAGAAAGTATCCGGCTCGGCGGCGGGCGATTCCGTCGCCGGCGCGACTGTTCAGCGGACCTTGAACACCATCAAGCGCAATACGATCACCGGAGCAAGCCTATCCAGCAATCAGGTGACTCTCCCGGCAGGCACATATCGAATCAGCTTCACCGCGCCGGCTTATTGCGCAGGCGCTCATAAGGCATGGTTGTACAACGTCACAGATGGGGCGGTTCTTCTCGCGGGCACTTCGGACTATTCGGGCGGAGCCGGCTCGGCCAGCGCATCCTCGCGATCAGGTGCGATTAACTGTGAGATCGTCCTGGCAGCAAGCAAAGTTCTTGAGGTTCGCCACTACACATTCGCGACCTCCAGCCCAGGACTCGGTTTCGCATCCTCCAGCGGTCAAGCCGAGGTGTACACGGAGCTTTTCGTTGAGAAGGTGGCGTAATGGAAGCAATCGGCTATGTGACCTACCAACCCGATGGCGCGCTCGACGGCTGCTACCTGCAAGTGCCGCCCGAGGACCACGTCGACCGCATGATTGTGGTCGACGATGCCACGCGGGCCGCCTGGGTCAACTACCGCGCCAACGCGGCGCGCGACGGCGTCGAGCCGATCCCACTCTCGTCCGTACCGATGCCGACCGAGGGCCAATACGTCGACGCTATCCAGTCGATGCTTGACACGAAGGTAGCCGAGCGCCGCTACCTCGGCATCATCTCCGCGTGCTCCTACGCGAACTCGACCAACTCGACGTTCAAGGCCGAGGCCGATGCGTGCCTTGCATGGCGTGATGCGGTCTGGCTCAAGGCATATCAGGTGCTCGACCAAGTCACGGCTGGCACGATCCCGCAGCCGACCATTCCAGAACTGCTGGCGATGCTTCCGACGATGACATGGCCGACATGACCAGTCCTTCCAGTCCCACTCCAGGGCCGCCGTTGAGCGGCTTTTTCTTTGCCCGAAAGGACCCCATGCAAGCCACCGAATCCGCCGCCGCGATGGCCGCAAAACTCTCGCCGCCGGCTGCCGTTGGCATCGCCCCGATCATGGGCATCACCTTGCCCGAGCTGGTCCAGATCGCCGCCCTGGTCTACACGATCCTGATGATCATTCACAAGTGCTGGCACATGTGGAAGGAGTGGCGTACCGGGCGCGTGATGCCGGAGTCGGAAGGGGAAATATCGTGACGCCCGCCGCCTTTCTCGGCATGCTGGCCGGCGCCGCACAGGACTGCCAGCGCCGCACCGGCGTTCCGGCATCGCTTACGCTTGCTCAGGCCGCGCTCGAATCGTCCTGGGGGTCGCGCGCGCCCGGCAACAACCTGTTCGGCATCAAGGCGGACAAGAGTTGGGCCGGTGCGACCGTCGACGTACCGACGCATGAAGTCGTGCACGGCCAGAGCATCGCCATCACCGCGAAGTTCCGCAGGTACTCGAGCTGGCTGGACAGCATGGTCGATCACGCACGCTTCCTGCTTGATAACCCGCGCTATGCCGCCTGCCGCAAGGAGACGACCGGCGCAGGCTGGGCGCGCGCTGTTGCTGCGGCTGGCTACGCGACAGATCCTGACTACGCTCAGAAGCTGCTCGACATCATGCGGGCGCGAAACCTAGCGTTCTACGATCAGGTGCACGCATGAAGACCGTCCTCGCCCTGCTCATCCTCGCCGCCGTGCCAGCCTTCGCCCGGGAGCTGCCCGATGCGATCGCCACGCCCGGCGAGACCAATCCCACTGTCACCCAAGCCAACATTAAGACCACCATCTGCGTGCCGGGCTGGACCAAGACCATCCGCCCGCCGGCCAGCTACACGAACAAGCTGAAAGCCGGCCAGCTGGCGGCAGGTGCCTACGCGAGCCCGCAGGCACCGCGTGCGTTCGAAGAGGATCACCTGATCTCGCTCGAGATCGGCGGCCACCCGACCGACCCGCGCAACCTCTGGCCGCAGCCGTGGGATGGACCTTACGGCGCGCACGCGAAGGACCGGCTGGAGAATTTCCTGCGCCGCGCAGTGTGCTCGGGGAGGCTTACCCTGGCCGAGGCTCAAGCAGCAGTCTCGGGCAACTGGATTTCGGCATACCACAAATACGTCGGCCAAGGTCGTTGATCGGCTAGCGCCTTTGCGCCGCAGGTCACGGCGCACCCTCGCTTTATCCACTACCTGAAGGAAGAAACGTGAACACCTATATCAAACTGTTGATAGGCCTCGTGCTGTTTGGCTCTCTCGTTGCACTGACCGTGTTTCAGGTGCCGAATGACGACCGCCTGCTCGACCTGATCTATGCGGCGCTGGTCGGCCTCGGCATCTACCACCTGGGCGACCGCGACGACGCGCCAACGGCGCCAACCGACAAGCAATCGGGAAACGCGCTGCCGGGCTTCCTAGCGATGCTCGGGCTCACAGCCCTGACGCTGACCGGCTGCATGACGCCCACAACCCAGCCGACACCGCAGGCGACCCAAGTCAGCTACACGCAGGCATGCGCGGCATGGGGCGCGGGCTTCTCGGTAGCGCTGGAGATGCGCAGGGCAGGGAAGCTGAGCCCATCGCAGATCGACCAGATCACGCTGCTGGACAACACGGTGACGCCGCTGTGTACGGGCCCGCTGCCGGCCGATCCGACGCAAGCAGCGCAGCAAGTGACCGCCGCAGTGACCACGCTGGCGATCCTCGAAGCCGTCCACCAGGAGACGAAATGAACACGACCGCACAGACCATCGGCGCAACTGCGCTGCAAACCGCCGCCGCAGTCCTGCCGGCGCTAGCCGCGACTGACCCAAAAGTGGCGGCTGTCGTCGCGCTGGCACCGCTGGCCGTCGATCTGCTGCAGAAGGCGACCGCCGCGCAGCAAGCAGGCCTGCTGCCGCCTGAGCAATTGGCGGCGCTGTTTGCATCGATCGGGCAGGGCATCCAGTCGACGCATAGCGCGTGGCAGGCGATGAACGCAGCTGACGCGGCGGCGAAGGCATGAGCGCCTTCATCGGGAAGCTGCGCGCCGAATTGATCATCGACGACCGCGCCGGGCTGTGGGAGTTGCTGGCCCCGCTTTCGTTCCAGTCTGATCTGCTTGGGCGAACGATCACGGCACCGGCCGGTTTTCGAACTGACTTTTGCAGCGTGCCGCGCCTACCGCTGGCCTACGCCATTCTCGGCAACCGGGCGCGCATGTCGGGGACGATCCATGATTGGCTTTATACGTCGCAGGAGGTGAGTCGCGAGCAGGCGGACGAAGTGCTGCGCGAGATGCTGATTCTCGATGGCGTCAACGAGTGCGAAGCCGAGGAATTCTACTTGGCCGTACGCATCGGCGGCGGATCGCACTGGAGCCCTGAGCCTGCGCACGAGGTCCAACTGGAGACTGCATGACCATCATCGACCCGAAGCTGCGCGAGTACGCCACTACCCAGCAAGCCGTCTATTTCGACGCCATCATTGAGCACGGCAGCAAGCGCGCGGCGGCTCGTGCGCTGAAGGTGGGGAAGAGCACAATCGACGGCGCTATGGAGCGTCTCGAAAAGGCGGCGGCGCGTCAGGGCTATGCCCCAGGTCACTTTGAAAGCGGAACGGCGCCCGGTTTCAGCATGGGCAAAGTCACGGTTCAGCGTGGCCCAGGCGGCGAGGTCGAGCGCACGTGGGAGCGGCAAAGTCCGGACCAGGAGAGGCAAGCTGAAATGATGCGCGCGGCAGCGGCGGCAATGGCCGAAGATCTTCCACGCGCGCGACCGGTCAAGGCGCCGGCCCTGACGAATGCCAAGCTCGCGAATGTCTTTACCTTAACCGATGCGCACGTGGGGGCCTTGTGCTGGCACCGCGAGAACCTGGACGCGCTTGGGGACTGGGACTTGGCAATCGCCGAGCGCACGCTGGTCGGCTGCTTCGAGCACATGGTGATGGCAAGTCCGGCGGCGCGCATTGGCATCGTCGCGCAACTCGGTGACTTCTTGCATTCGGATGGCATGGGCCTAATCGAGGGTAGAACACCTACCTCGGGCCACGTTCTGAGCCAAGACGGACGGTTCGCCAAGGTGGTACAGACGGCGATCCGGATTCTGCGCCGGGTGATCGGCTTTGCGCTACAGCGGCATGAGAAAGTGGTCGTGCTGATGGCCGAGGGAAATCACGACCTGGCGTCAAGCGTCTGGCTGCGTGCGATGTTCAAAGCTCTGTACGAGAATGAGCCTCGTGTCGAAGTGATCGACTCCGAGCTGCCGTACTACGTCTACGAGCATGGGCAGACGATGCTGGCTTGGCACCATGGCCACCTGAAGAAGAACGACGGGCTTCCGCTGCTGTTCGCATCGCAGTTCCCGAAAGTATGGGGCGGCACGACGAGGCGATATGCGCACGTAGGGCATCGTCACCACGTGGAAGAGAAGGAGCATTCGGGGATGACGGTTGTTCAGCACTCGACCCTTGCGGCGCGGGATGCCTACGCGGCGCGCGGCGGCTGGATGAGCGAGCGGCAGTGCACGGCGATAACCTACCATGCCGACTATGGCCAAGTCTGCCGCAACACGGTCACGCCTGAAATGCTTGCAGCAGCATGAGCACGCCCATCATCCGCCCCTGCAAATGCGGCTCCGCGCCAAGCTTCGCCGAGTCCGCGAAGCGCGGCATCCAGATCCTGCGCCTGGAATGCACATGCGGCCACCACGGCGCAACGCTGCTGTACTGCCCGCCAGCCACGAGAGAGCAGATGATGCAGGCGGCGGTCGATGGGTGGAATCTGGCTGAGCGCTAAGCCGAT